AACACATTAGTGATAACATAAAAGTAAAAGATGCGACAGGACGAGACATGGCATGGGTAGAAAGTATCTGTAAGTCATATAAACCTGATGTAGTGATTCTAGATATGGGTGATAAGTTTGCTAGGACACAAGGGTTTGCCAGAGCAGATGAAGCACTCAAGGCAAATGCAATACATGCACGACAGATAGCCAAGCAACATGAATGTGCTATCTTTTATATGTCACAGCTATCTGCTGATGCAGAGAACAAGGTTGTATTGAATCAGGCTATGATGGAAGGATCACGTACAGGTAAAGCTGCTGAAGCTGACCTAATGATACTCATAGCAAAGAATCCACCTGTAGAAGGTCAGGAAGAAGAGGATACACAGCGTCACCTAAACGTAGTAAAGAATAAACTATCAGGGTGGCATGGTATAGTTCATTGTGAACTGAACTACAGGACAGCAAGGTACGAAGTATGAGTCAGGGTGAGTTGTTTGACTTAGAAATTGTCCAAGAGATTAATGAGGATGGTTATGTATGTATAAAATGTGATATAAGACAGCCACTCAGTAACTTTCAACAAATGAGTTATAAGAATACAGAGAATGCAGAAGTAAAGAGAACATGTAAATCATGTAGTTCTGGGCATAGGCGAGTAATTTCTGACCTAAGAAAGAAAAATATATACCCACAGGATAAAGACTATGCATGTCCTATTTGTATAAGAAAGATAGATGAGGTTAATAAATACAATCAAAAACTTTTAGGTACATGGGTGTTAGATCATTGCCACGATACAGATACGTTTCGTGGATACATATGTAAACACTGTAACGATGGTTTAGGTGGATTTAGAGATGACTTGACAACAATAAAGAATGCTGTTAAATATATGGAAAGACATGAGGAGAAGTTACATGATGTTAAAATCACCAAGGATTAAATACTACGTGGAGTATGAGATAAATGCAGAGCATGATACAGAAAGTATAACTTTGTTTGCTCATGGCCCACAAATGGTACGAGATATACTTGATAGTTATATTGTGGTAAAGATAGAGGAAATGAAATGAAAGTTGTAACAGTTTTAGATGTAGAAAATACTACTATTAAACGTAACAATAAGCTTATGCTTGATCCTTTTGAATCAGAAAACTCATTGACTATGGTAGGCATGTTAAATCACTCTGGAGAAAATATTATTACGTTTGATCACAGTGAGCAACAACCTACCACTGAGGGTGGAAGTATTGTCCAGAACATTCTGGATGATACCCACCTCTTGGTGATGCAGAATGCAGTGCATGACTTAACATGGCTATGGGAGTCAGGTTTTACCTACAATGGTGAGATATTTGATACCATGTTAGGTGCATACATCATACAAAGAGGACAGAAAGAACCTTTAAGCCTTGAATATCTAGCCGAAAGATATAAGTGTGATACACAGAAGATGGGTACACTAAAAGATTACTTTAATAAGGGATATACAACTAGAGATATACCTCACGCAGAGTTATCACAGTATTTATCAGCAGATTTACATGCAACTATGGAATTATATAAGAAGTTAGACTACAAACTAAGCCAAGAAGATAAAGGATTAGAATCTACTACTAAATTAACTAATCAGATATGTGTACAGCTTGCACGTATATATCAGAGAGGTTTTAATGTTAATACAGATACATTAGAAGAGGTACGTAAGGAGTTTGAACAGGAAAAACAGGAGTTATTAACAAAATTACAGTCTCAAGTGCATGAATTGATGGGAGATAGACCAATTAATCTAAATAGTCCTGAACAATTATCGTGGATTATATATAGTAGAAAGCCACATGACAAACCTATGTGGGCTAACTCGTTTGAACCTAGATTTACTGACTCAGAGTTTAAATCAGTTATAAAAAACAAATCATCTGTGTTATATAAACAGAAGGCAAGACAGTGTACTAGTTGTAAGGGTACAGGTAAGGTACGTAGAACTAAAAAGAATGGTAAGCCTTTTGTTAATACTAGTAAGTGTTTAGAGTGTAAGGCCGAAGGTTATTTATTTACAGATACTAAAGAGATAGCAGGTTTGAAGTTTATAGCTCCTAACCCTGATTGGGTAAGCGCACATGGATTTAGTACAAGTAAGGACAATCTTATAAAGCTAGAGACAAATGCCAGAGAACGTAACTTTCAAGATGCTGTGGTATTCTTGCAACGTGTTAGAAGATTATCAGCACTAGATACATATTTATCTAGCTTTGTTGAAGGTATATCTACACATATTAAGTCCGATGGTATGCTACATGTTCAATTACTACAGCATAGAACAGGTACAGGTAGGCTGTCGGGTGCTAATCCTAACATGCAAAACATGCCTAGAGGTGGTACATTTCCAGTAAAGAAAGTATTTGTATCACGATGGGAAGGTGGACAGATCATGGAAGCAGACTTTGCACAGCTAGAGTTTCGTGTAGCTGCATTCCTTAGTCAGGACAAGGTAGCTATAGAAGAAGTATCCACAGGCTTTGATGTGCATAGTTATACAGCTAAAGTTATTAGTGATGCAGGTCAGCCTATGTCTAGACAAGAGGCCAAGGCACATACGTTTGCTCCTTTGTATGGTGCAAGTGGGTTTGGTAGAACAGAAGCAGAAGCTGCCTACTATAAACAGTTTACAACTAAGTATAAAGGTATATCTGAATGGCATAAAAGATTAGCAAGTGAGATATTAAGTACAGGTAGAATTAAAACACCATCTGGACGAGAATTTACATGGCCTAATGTACAGCGTAGACGTAATGGAAGTGTGACATTTTTCACACAGATAAAGAATTATCCTGTTCAATCCTTTGCAACTGCTGACATCGTACCTATATCTCTGATATACATAGATAAGCTACTGGAGAAAAACTCTATGCAAAGTTGTGTAGTAAATACAGTGCATGATAGTATTGTTATTGATGTACATCCAGATGAAACAGATAAGGTAATAAGAATAGTAAAAGCAACGAACGATAACTTAATAAATATAATAAATAGTAGATGGAATATAGACTTTAACGTGCCATTATTATTAGAAGCAAAAATAGGAGATAATTGGCTTGACACAAAAGATGTGGCATGATATAACTAGAAACCTTACAGTATACAAAAGGAGAAATAAATGAATGAAGTAGCAAATATAAATACTAAGGACTATGCAGCAATGGCAAAGGCTATGGGCATGGTTATGGATACAGGATCTAATAAAGAAAAAGCAGACGCACTGGCTCGTGTGCGTATTAACCATGCACCTATCATGGGTAGGTCAGAAGTTAATGGTAAAATGGTCAACGTAGAAGTTGTAAGTGGTGGTACATATAAGTTGGACATACCAGATGGGCCAACATACTACTCTGATACAGCTACTATAAGACCTTACATGCAAAGATTTATGTACAAGCGTTTTGTAATGAAGACAGATACTACACCGAATAGGTATATTAAAACTATCATGGCAGACAATCTTAACATTGATCTGAAGGATAATGATGGTGGATTTAACTGTGGTAAAGCTGCAGGATACATACAGGATTTTAAGTCATTACCTGAAAAAATGCAGGATTTACTTAAACAAATAAAGCGTGTACGTGTACTGTTTGGTACAATAGAACTAGACAATCCTGTTGATGAGACAGGTGCATCAGTTTCTATAGGAGCTACACCATTTATCTGGGAAGTAGAGAACAGAGATGCATTTAAGACTTTTGGTACTGTTGTATTTAATAAACTAAATAAGATGAAACGACTACCAATTCAACACTATGTAAAATTAGCTACAGAAGAACGTAAGCTACCTAATGGTAATTGTTTTTATCTACCATCAGTAACACTTGACTTGACAAAAACTCTTGAAATGGATGATGATGCACAGGAAACCTTTGCAAACTTCCTAGCATGGGTATCTAATTATAATGGATACATTACAAATGCATGGGATGAGAATATGAAAAAACATGAGGATGTTGACACAGAAACTGTTGACGATTTCATTGATATTACAGCAGAGGAATTTGCATAATGGAGAAAGAGTCTGAACACTGGTATGATAAGACAGGAGAAGCTGCATACACAGTTGTTGGCTCTAATGGAAAAGAGCGCAACACCAATCTAAAGGATGCTAGGAAGCATGGTTATGTACCATCTGTTACTACCATCCTTGGTGTTGCATCAAAACCACCACTTGAAAACTGGAAAATTAATCAGGCAATTACTGCTGCACTTACATTAAAGAAAAACAAAGACGAGTCTGACTCACAGTTCTTCTACAGATGTAAGGAGCATTCAAAGAGTATAGGTAAGCAAGCAGCAGAGATGGGTACAACCATCCATGCTATGATAGAGCAGGGCTTTGCAGGTGGTAAGGAAACCAAGCCCTACTTAATTATAAAAGAATACTTGGATAAAATATTTCCTAACGAGGAATGGGTAGCAGAGAGTTCGTTCTGTGCTGACGCAGGTTATGGTGGTAAGATAGACTTGTATTCTAAATCAGGAATCTTTGTTGACTTTAAAACTAAAGACAACCTAGATGGTAAAGAAGGATCTAAGCTTGTGTTCAATGAACATGGTATGCAGTTATCAGCTTACGCTGAAGGCTGTGGCTTTGATGATCCAGAAAGAGTATCCATTTTTGTAGACAGAAAGGATACAGGATTAATAGTTCCACACAGATGGGATAAGAGTACACATCCTAAACACTTACAGATGTTCAACAGTCTGTTGACATACTGGAAATTATTTAAGAACTATGATCCATCTGAAACTACTGTTATAGATGAAAGGAGAAAATAGTATGTTGGATAATTTAAACGCGCTTATTGATGAGATAAAAGAAAAACAAAGTGAACTCAACGAACTTCGTAAAGAATATAGAGAACAAAAGACTGCTGGTCTTCGTTCTGCTATAGAGCAACGAAATGAAGCAGACAAACTTGTACGAGAAGAACTAAAATCATTAGGGTACAATTACAAAAATCCTTATGAAAGTCTTTTTAGGACAGGTATTGCGTAATATAAAGCAGTTTAAAGCTGCCTTAAAGTATGGTTATCGTAGTGGTCTGGAAATA